CAAGCAAAAGCAGCCAAAGAAAAACTTTCTACATTTGGAAGTCCAGCAGATATTGATTTTACTAAACAAGTAGCCCCTAGATTTTCTGCAATGTCTGAACTTGCTGGCAGGGTTGCTACTAAGGCAGCAACTAGACCAGAGGTTTTAAAGTCACAAGGATTAACTCTTGAACAATTAAAAGAAAAAACCACTGCAATTCAAACAGGTGCTGCCCAATACACAACAAAGGCTGCGGGTATTACACAGGCTGAACAAGAGTTAGCAACAGCCGAAGGTTTAGTAACTCAGTATGCAACACCAATAGATATTCCAACAGAACAACCAGAGGATGATAAGGCTACTAGAGATGCTTTTGCCCTTCTTAAAGATACCTTTGCTCTGTATAATTTAAGTGAGTTAAGTCCAGTTATTGAAGGCTTTATGAAACAAGGACTAACCTCTAATGAAGCAATAATTGAATTACGTAAGAACAAAGTATATCAAACCCGCTTTGCTGGTAATACAACTAGAACTGCTGCAGGTCTTAATGCATTAAATGAGGCAGAGTATCTAGCCCTTGAGGATAGTTATTCACAAACGCTTCGTGCTTATGGACAGCAAACGTTATTAGGTACAGATATGAAAACACGTCAGGCTAAAATGGCTACCATTATTGGTGCAGATATATCTCCTGTTGAATTTAAGGATAGAGTATCAACGGTAGTTACTCGTGTAGAGAATGCCGACCCATTGGTTAAGAGCACACTACGTGACTTCTACAAAATTACAGATACAGATTTAGTTAGTTACTTTTTAAACCCAACAGAAAACCTACCTAAACTACAAGAGAAGGTTACTGCAGCAGAGATTGGTAGCGCAGCCCTTGCACAGGGTGGCCTTACAACTGACATGACTAGCGCAGAATCATTGGCTAAGTTTGGTGTAGACCTAGCGACAGCACGTAAGGGATACTCAACTATCTCTGAAGTACTACCAACTGCTACTAAGTTATCACAAATTTATAATGAAGAAAATATTCAATATAACCAAAAGGTTGCAGAGGAAGAAGTATTTAAGGGACTTGCTTCTGCTCAACGCAAGCGTACTCAATTAGCAGAAAAAGAAATAGCATCATTCCAGGGTTCATCTGGAGTAGGTGCAGCAGGACTGTCAACTACATACCTACGTAAAGGTTCTGCAGCAGGTCAGTTCTAAATAGATTCCCCACACGGATAGACCAGCCCCGTGGGGTGTATAAGTCTGGTAGCAAGAGCCAACCAATTTCCCCGAATTGACTTGTGGCTTGCGACTAATCAACGAATAGAAGGGTGGGTTGCTATGAGCAACAACTACTGGGATGAAGAAGACGAAGACCAAGATAACGACATCAACTTGCAAGGCGATGACTTAGTTAAGAAACTAAGAAAAGCCAAGCGTGCTGATGAGAAGCGTATCAAGGAACTGACTGAGCAACTTGAGGGATTGTCCAAGGTGCAGCGTGAGAGAACCGTCAAAGAAGTCCTAGAAAAGAAGGGCGTTAATCTAAAGGCGCAACGCTTAATTATGAAAGACTTAGAAGACATTAGTGAAGAGTCAGTTAATTCTTGGCTTGACGAAAATGCTGATTTGTTTGGATTAAAAAGCGCAGAGTCTGTGAATCCTGAACAAGAAATTAATCGAGCAGCCTTACGGCAGCAAGATGTTCTTACTCAGAACGCATTAACCCCTGAACGTACAGAGGATTTAGAAACAAAAATTTCTAATGCACAATCTGCAGATGAAATTCTTTCTATCCTCCGTGCAAATCAATAATTAATCCATAGTAATTCTAATCACCTTGGAGGTGACAAATGGCTAATGCCTATACAGGTACAGGTTCGTCCACACTTGGAGGAACCGCTGGTAGCGCAGGTCTTGTCCAACAAGCGTATGACCGCTTATTGGAGTTCGCTCTCCGTTCTGAACCACTAATTCGTTCAGTCGCAGATAAAACACCTGCCCGTCAATCAATTCCAGGCTCAACCGTAGTTCTACAGAAGTACGTTGACTTGGCAAAAAATACTACTGCTCTGACAGAAACAACTGACCCAGACGCAGTAGCACTGTCAACACCAACAACAGTTTCTATTACTCTTAACGAGTACGGTAACTCAGTGTTGGTAACACGTGCGTTGGAACTATTCAGCCTTGCTGATGTAGACCCAGCAATCGCAAACATTATCGCTTACAACCTAGCAGATTCTATTGATGAAGTAGCAATGACAACATTGCGTGGCGGAACCAATAAAATTTTTGGTGGAACTCGTACATCAACTGCAACTCTTACAGCATCAGATACAATTGACTCAGCAGATATCCGTAAGGCTATCGCTAAGTTACGTTCTGCTAAGGCTGTAGCACGCAAGGGTTCACTATACTGGGCTGGTATCCACCCAGAAGTATCACATGACCTACGTGCAGAGTCATCATCTGGCCAAGGCTGGCTACTTCCTAACCAATACGGTTCTTCACAGGACCGCATCTGGGCTGGAGAAATTGGTAACTACGAAGGTGCATTCTATATTGAATCACCACGTCTTTACTCAGCCAAAGATGGTGCTGACCAATCAACATTAGCAACAACAGCAGTAACAGTAGCAGGAACATCAGCAGGATTTACATTCGGCGTTGCTTCTTCTGCAGTAATTGCTAGCCGTGCTGAGGTTGGAGACAAGATTTCAGGAACAGGTATTGCAAGTTCTGCAAAGATTACTGCTATTAGCACCACAGGTTCAACAACTACAATTACTGTAGATGTTGCTAACACTGCTGCTGTTACAGCAACAACAGTTGTAACTGTAACTCCTGTAACTCGTGTATTTAACACAATTATCTGTGGACAGCAAGCAATGGCACAAGCCGTTGCCGAAGAGCCACACGTAGTTATTGGACCAGTAGTTGACAAGTTAATGCGTCATCGCCCAATGGGTTGGTATGGCGTTCTTGGCTTTGCTCGCTACCGTGAAGAAGCACTGTATCGAATCGAAACAGGTTCATCAATCGCTGCTCTTTAGTAGCAATGAGGGGTGGGGCTTATACCCTACCCCTCTCTTAATAAAGGACTTAAATGACTACATACGTTTTTGATACACCAATAGTTAGAGAAGGTCCAGCGGGTGGACACCGCTTGTTTTACTTTTATAAATTAAATCGTGGTATAACTATTATTCGTGATAATGGTACATACAAGCAAGTACGTTATCTAGTAGATGAAGACTTACAGAGTTACCAAGAAGTTTATCTTGGAGGACATCGTCATATAGTTGACGAAGATACTAAAACAAGATTAATTGCTGCCAATGTTGGAGTTACAGAGGCTAACTTTACAGCGCAATAGGGGGAAGTATGGAATGCGACCACAAGAGTAAAGTTCTTGAATGGGCATATGAATTAAAAGATGGTCAGATGAATCAGCATGTATCTCTATATGGATGCACTGAGTGTGATGCTACATCACCTAAACCGTTTATAACTAAAGAAGAAGTTTTTCAAGCAGACCATAGCAACTGTGATGCTAATCCTTGCTTTGGATGTAAGGCTAAAGGATTACAATTGAGCACAGGTGATGCTAATGGCAGAGCCTCCATGCCAAGACGTAAGTGGGAGGGCGAACTAGAAGCCTATAGGAATGCTCGTAGACAGGGTATTCAACCAGCAGGCACAACTATGGAAAAGATAGTTGCTGCAGAGAAAGCATCAGAGAATTTGGGTAGGGCTTACAATGCTGAGAAAGACCCAAATGCAAAACAAATAAACAAAAAAACCGCAAAGGTTATGACAGAACTAGGAGCATAAAATGCCAATGGTAGACGGAAAGAAATTCCCATACACATCAAAGGGTAAGGCAATGGCTAAGAAAGCCGCTAAGAAAGTTGATAAGAAGATGGTCATGAAGAAGATGGCTATGAAAAAAATGGGTAAGAAGAAGTAACATGGCTGCTAAAAAACCAACCCCTAAGCCTACTGTATTAAAAGGCAAGGCAGCAATTGATGCATACCAAAAATCAATATCTTCCAAAGGTATGGCAGCAGCCGAGGCTGCTGCTAAAAAAGCGATTGAAAAAAAATATCCAGGACTCTTTATACCTGAAACTAAAATTGCACCTCCTGGACGTAGAGGTTAAAAATGAAAGCCAAAAAAGGAATGGGATTCAAAGCAGCCCAGAAGCAGATTGCAAAGAAGCAGGGAATATCTATGGCAGGTGCTGGCGCTATCTTGGCTGCGGGTGCGAGGAAAGCAAGTAAGTCTGCTAAGAAAAAGAATCCTAACTTATTAAAGGTTAAAGGTAAGAAAAAATAATGGCATCATCTGGTAGTTACAAACGCCATGATGGTTTTAATCCAGTTCAAATTAAGAATGGCCTAGTGGTTCGTGTTGGTAAAAACGGAATCATTAGGTCTGTTCTTGGAAAGTACGGGGAGTATGGCAAAGAGTCCAGCGTGGACACGCAAAGAAGGTAAGAACCCTCAAGGTGGTTTGAACGCCAAAGGTAGGGCATCGGCTAGAGCACAAGGTATGAACCTTAAACCACCAGTTAAGGCTGGCGAGGCTAAGAGGTCACCTAAGTCTGCTGCTAGACGTAAGTCTTTTTGTGGTCGTATGTGCGGTATGAAGGCTAAGTTAACCTCTGCCAAGACAGCAAGAGACCCAAATTCTAGAATTAATAAATCACTTCGTGCTTGGGATTGTAGTTGCAGATGAAAAAGAAAACTAAATCTAAAGTTAATGAGGCTGGTAACTATACAAAGCCTGGTATGAGAGCGGCATTGTTTAAGAAGATTAAGGCTGGTTCTAAGGGCGGAGACCCAGGAGAATGGTCAGCACGTAAGGCACAACTACTTGCTGTGCAATACAAGAAGGCTGGCGGGGGATATAAATAATGGCACTTGCTAAATCTCAAAAGTCTTTAAAGGATTGGACTAAACAGAAGTGGAAAACTTCTGATGGTAAACCATCTAAAGGTAAGAAAAGATATCTACCTGAGGCTGCTTGGGCAGCATTAAGTCCAGCAGAAAAAGCAGCAACCAATAAGGCTAAGGCTGCGGGTAATGCAAAAGGAAAGCAGTTTGTTAAACAACCAAAACCAATAGCCAAAAAAACATCTAAGTACAGATAAGGTAAATTATAGTGTCTACTCTAAACAATATGGTTGATGAAGTTCTTATTAACCTTGCTGGCTATACCCTACAGCAGGATAAGTCTACACATCTTACTGCA